ATATAAGGAGGATACTCCTTCTCATTAGAATCTTCCATAATATATTCTTTTGTGTGGTTAACAGAGTTCAACCAATCTTTCAATTCAGTCATCGGATAATATCAATCTCCATATCTTTACTCCAAACTTCAAGTTCGGTTCTCAATCTACCCTCAGACTTCAATGTTTCATAACGAGTAGAAGCTTTGTTCTTCCACCAGTTGATTAGATTCTCGGCATGAAACTTATCATAATTCTGAGGATTCTTAATCAGAACATCAGTCTCTCCATTAATAACTTCTCTTGCATTGAGAAATCCATAGTCAGACATGTAGAACCTCTTCTTCTGAGTCAAATCCTTTGCAGATTGAATTGAAGAGTTGAAACTGGAAAGTTTCTCTATTAACTGTGGATATTCCTTCAAAGATGCACGGATGATTGAAATCATTTTCTGTTGTGTCTTAAGTTTACGACTCGAAGCATCTTCTTTGACAAGAAGTTTATCTCCATTCCGAAACTTGAACCACTTGTTTAAATCTCCAAACACAGAATCATGCATCAGAGGAGTAAAGTCACTCTCTGTCAAACCACGATATCTCATATAGGGTTTCAAACCATCATACTGAGATGATGACTTTGTGGAACCATAAAGAGAAGTAGTCTCAAACAGACAAATATTTGCATCATACTTTGCATTGAGTTGTTCTCTTGCTTCATGAGAACAACAAAGAAGTGCAAGGAGTTTACCTCCCAGATAGTTGAACCCAAAAGGTTGAGTGGGAACAATAATGAATCCCATGATTGCATGTCGATTGAATCGAGTTAGATCTGGAACTGATCCAAGCCAATCATTTCTAGGTTTAGAATTGATTGTAGGAGAACCAAATCGGATGAAACCAACAATCTTCTTACTGTTAGTTTCCATGACAATCCACTTCAATGATTTGCCAGGAATACTATTCTCAATCGCATGAGAAGTCGTTACCTGCAATCTTTCATTGAAGAACTCATTTGTAAATCCACCCTTCTCACCTGCACAATAGATTTTGAAATCCATCTCATTCGGATGCATGTCAAAATCACAGAACATATCATCCTCTGGGCCCATTCCCAGAAGAGATGTCTGCATCTCTTTCATTCTATCTAATTTTACATTACGCAAATACTCATCGATCCTTCCCAGATTGGAGAAGTAATCGATGAATTTATCTGCAGCATATATTGCATCTGGCGTATCTAATATCATTTGATCTCACACTCCATCATGAGTTCAGTCAATGCTGCTAAAAGGTTAATCTCCTGATCAGCCACGAACGCAATTTGGTATTGATACTTAGCAATAATAAGAACGGCAGCGGGAATAGAGCTTGGTGAAAGCCAATCATAAGAGGCGTCATAAATCCGACGCAGAATGATACCAGGATCGTTATCCAGGTTGGCGACTATCCACTTGCGAACTTCCGTGAAGTTTTTATCCTTGAGACATTTAATGAGATCATTTATTGCAACGTCCGAGAAAGATGTAAGAATTCCTGTGTCAATTTCTCCCCCCACTGAATACCTTTGACATTCATTGAGAACACGTCTCCAATCAGGGAAATGTTTGTTAATGATTTCGATGAGAACTTTCTGATCGTATTTGACACCCTCTTTCTGCAAAATGTCTTGAAGTCTTGTATAAAAACTTGCAGCAAGTTTAGCCTTTTCTTTTCCTTTGATGGAGAAGTCAATGACGGCACATCTGGAGTGCAAAGGTTCGATGATCTTGTTCTTGTAGTTGCAGGTAAAGATGAATCGACAGTTGTTATAAAACGTCTCAATATTAGCCCGTAAGAGGAGTTGAACGTCGTTGGTTGTATTATCTGCCTCATCAATGATGATGACTTTGTGTTTACCAAGGCCTTGAAGTGACACGGTAGACGCAAAGTTTTTTGCTTGGTTCCGTACCGTGTCCAGAAATCGTCCTTCGTCAGATCCGTTAATGACATAATAATCAGCACCTATCTCTTCACATAATGCTTTTGCAACAGTAGTCTTACCAATACCAGGAGGCCCAGAAAGAAGAAGATTTGGGAGATTACCATTCTCCACAAACTCCCTCAAATTCTTTTTGATCTGTTCAGGAAGAATGCAATCCTCGATTGCATGAGGCCTATATTTTTCAACCCAAAGGAAGTCATCACGCATAATCAAAAACAATACTTTTTCATAAAACGATTTACCATATGAGGTTTATCCTCTAGGTAATAAGCTTCAGTCTCATAAACAACTGGAGATCCTGTAATCTTAGATGATCTAAGAACATCTAACAATTTATCAGTAGGTAAAATTGCATCTCGAATACTAATTGGCCCACCAATACAAGAGTGAATTACATGAACTGCTTCATGATAAACAGTCTCATTCACATAGTAACTGACAGGGCTCACAGTATTCTTGATGTTGTCTGTACAAATCACAAGATTTGGAGCTTTGGTATATCCAAAGAGTTCCTTTTGTTTTTTACAAATCGGTGCATTTTCTTGCACCTGATAATTTTTCATCAAAATTCCCGTTAGGATTTCACGCCCAATAGGAGTCAAATAAAGAAGAAAGTCCATCAACTAAAAGTAGAATCAGGTTCAAGAGCGATGTGATAAGTCACACCCATCTGAGTATTCACAAATCGAGAGATGTTAGATTTAGAAATCACAACATCATACTTACCAGGAAGAATCTTGATATTTTCAACCTTAAAGTTCATTACAAAATTGTCACTGGTTTCACCCACTTCAATTGAATATTCGTTAGAAGTTTCATTCTTACGATCACGAACCACAAGAGAAATCTTCTGCCCATTACCGATTGCACAGAGATCAGGAACCTGATAAACCGCTGCAGCTTTCAGAAGTTGATTCAGTTGATCAGAGTCAAGTTGAAAACAGATATCTTCACTCGGAAGAGTCAGTTCTTTCTCTGGAGGGCTAATGATCACGTTTGGATCAGAGTAGTAGTATTTGGTTTTACGAGAACCTTCTTTGATGACTGCATAAGAGTCTGCAGTAAAATCCAACTCAGCATTATGATGCAGAGACAAACCATTCAAGAACTGGTTAAGATCATAAATACCAAATTCTTTCGGAAGTTCTTCATCAATCTTAGCAGATGCAAGAATATTCTTCATCACTGAAATGGTGCGAAGTTTGTTACCAGTCTTGAATAGAAGAGACTGGTTAATCGAAGAGAAGTTCTTCAGAATCGAGATTGTTTTTTCAGAAAGTTTCATAGTTTCCCTTAGTTTCATTATGTAGCCCAGCAAAGTGATATAGAAGAATACAATAATGGATTGCTTTCAGAATGTCAAGTTTAGACTTACCATTCTTTTTACCAAATCGAGAAAGATATTTGATTGCATTGGATCTTACAAAAGGTTCTGCATCACCAATACTCTCAATCAGATCAAGAGTTTGAGTTTTAGATTGTTCAGAAGTATAATGAGCTTTATATGTGCTGATAAGATAAGATTCTACTTCTTTTATAGTCTTATCTTCATTATATTTCCAAAAGTTATTTTGATCTTCAGTCATTTTTAAATTCAAAACGATAGTGTCATTTTCCATAGTAAAGGGGAAGTCACAATTACCTTCCCCAATTATATCAAGATTCGGAGGAGTTGTCAACTTCATCTAGATTAACCGATGCATCGATTTTATCATAGAGTTCCAAGAAAGAAGTCTTTGTCTCATCATCAAAGCGATTCACACAAACTTGAATTGCTTTCATACGCTTACCAAAGATAGAATAAGCATGAATGATGTGAGTCAGACGACGAGTTGAGATCACTTCATCAATGCCTCCATCTCGGAAAGTCTTACGAATGATATCAGCCCAAGAAGCAAGTTTCTCACAGAACTCCAGATCAGTTTCTCCCAGAGAAGTCATCAACTTTTCCAGAATCTTTTGTTCAGTTTTGGAACCAGGGTATTCTTGTTCAAACGTAAGAGCAAATCGTTCAAGGAATGCTTCGTTGAGAACATTGGTGCCAATGAATCGCCCGTCATCAGATCCCTTTCCTTTAGTGTTAGCAGTAGCAACCACAGTGAAACCACTAGCAGGATTGACATACTTACCAATTTTTTTTAGAAAAACACCTTTACCTTCAAGAACAGACTGGAGACACAAAATCTTATTGGAAGCAAGATCGATCTCATCCAGAAGAAGAACAGCACCACGTTCAAGTGCTTCGATCACAGGGCCATTGTGCCACACAGTCTCACCATTTACTAGACGGAAACCACCAATCAGATCATCCTCATCAGTTTCAATCGTAATGTTAACACGAATCAGTTCACGTTTCAGTTGAGCACAAGCTTGTTCAACACTGAAAGTTTTTCCATTACCAGAAAGGCCAGTGATGAAGACAGGATAGAAAATACGAGAAGAAATAATCTTTTTAAGATCAGAAAAGTTCCCGAACGGGACAAAGTTAACATCTTTAGCAGGAACAAGGTTCTGTTCTTCTCGCTCGGTAACAGCAGGGACAGCAGCAGGTTGATTGAAAGTTTGTTCGAGTTTTTCTTGCACAGTCAGATTCCAAACACCACGGCGAATTTTGAATTGTTCAAGACGTTTCGTGATTGTGGGATAAGATATCCCAGTTTCAGTAGAGTATTCACGAATATTGTCTGTAGTGATGGAAGAACCATAACGATCTTGAAGATCAGAAATTTCAAAAGAAGACTTGCGAGGCATGATTGTTGATTGATTATGTAGTAATTATAGTGGATAAATGGGGAGGAAGAACCTCCCAGTAGAC